TGGAAGTCGGTGCGGACAGCTGTGCCTCGATCTGTGCCTGCTGCTCCAGACGCTCGATCTCTGCACCCAGGTCCTTGACCTCCTGTGCCATCTTGTTGTACTGCTCCACGGCCTCAGCCTTTACCAGACCGTTCTCGCCGCGGTTCTTCTCCAGAAAGTCCTTGGTCTGCTCCCAGAGAGTGTTGCGCTTGGTGCGCAGTTCCAGAATCTTACTCATAGTGCGTTTCCTCCATAAATTTGTGATGGTTGATTGGATATAAAAACAGCCTGAATGCACATCACTTCATACACTCAAGCTGCTTCATCAGGATATTGTAGGGAATACTGCCGTCCTCTGTTTTGCCGTCCATATCAAGGACAGGCTTTGGATCGGCAGGCGGATCTGCCGGAGGGATCGGTTCTGCGGACGATTTCGGGTCAGCAGGAGGCTCCTTCGGCTCGATGTGTTTCTGTCCCACATCTTCCGGCTTTACACCCAGACGGTTCAGGACGATTAAATCCATCTGACGGCTGGAGAAAAGATGCCCTGCCGTATCCTTCTGGAACGGCTTCTTTTCTTCGCCCTCGCCCGGTTCACTGTCGGGGTCTTCTTCCGGATTCTCCGGGTCTGCCGGGTCACTGTCCGGCTCCTCCTCTTTCTTTGCAAAGAGGATCTCGTCTGCAAAGCCCAGTTCCACCGCCTTCTTCGCATTCATCCAAGTCTCATTGCTCATGAGGTTGGCGATACGGGCGTGGCTGAGACCGCTCTTTGCTGCGTAGGCATTGATGATACTTTCCTTGACTTCGGTCAGCACCTCGATGGCCTTTTCCATGTCCTTGGTATTGCCCATCGCAACGGTGCTGGGGTCATGGATCATCAGCATGGCAACAGGACTCATCTGGACAGTGTCACCGGCCATCGCCACAACGGATGCAGCAGATGCCGCAATCGCATCGATCTTGACCGTGATACTGCCCTTGTAGTCCTTAAGCATGGTATAGATCTCAGCAGCGGCGAACACATTGCCGCCCGGAGAGTTGATCCAGACGGTCACATCCCCCTCGCCGGATTCCAGCTCATCCCGGAACATCTGCGGCGTTATTTCATCGCCCCAGAATGATTCCTCATCGATGGGGCCTTCCAGCCGGAGGATTCTGGTATCGTCACTGTTTTTGATCCAGTTCCAGAATTTCTTCATCGGGTTCTCCTTCCATTTTTCCGCGGCTTACTCTCACTCAGCCGGTTATCGCTGTCAGGTTCTTCTTCCGGATCTTGTTCCTCCGGCTGTGTCTGCTTGGGCTGATTCTGCTGGACAGCGGCAGCTTTATTCTGCTGTGCCACTCCTGCATCTTTCAGCTTCACATAGCCGCCGTTCAGGTAGTAGTCGTCACCGCCCTCCTCTGCCGGGATGAGATCCATGTTCTCCAGACGATGCACATCATTCGGAGAGAGGAAGCCGTTGCTGATGCCGGTCGCATAACCGTTCATCCTGCTCTGGTAATCGCCACGGAGCAGACCGTCCACATTGAATTTCGGGAAGTAGGTATCCTGCTCCTCTTCCAGCAGCAGATCCTTGATGATGCCCTGCTCGATGCGGACGAGCCACGGGGTCAGGGAGTGCATCACGAAGTTCAGCGACTGGTATTCAATGTTGGAGAAGGTCGCCCTGGACAGATCGGCTACCAGATGCGGAGGCACACGGAAGATGCGGCAGATCTCCGTCACAGAAAACTGCTTCGTTTCAAGGAACTGACTGTCCTCCGGTGGCAGAGAGATCGGTTTGTAGGCCATGCCCTCTTCCAGCACAGCCACACGATGGGCATTGGAAGCACCGCCATAAGCCGCTTCCCAGTTATCCCGGATACGATTCGGGTCTTTTAAGACACCGGGGTGTTCCAGTACACCACTGGGCTGTGCACCATTCTTGAAGAAGGACGAGCCATACTTGTCCACCGCAATGGAAGTGCCGAGGCTGTTCTTCATCATGGCGATCGGTGAAAAACCGATCAGACCATTGAAGCCCAGACCTGGCACATGGAAGATCTCGTCCCGGCGGAAGTAGAGGTCTTTATTCTGCTCTCCCGGAACTTCATCCGTGTATGCGTGGTAGATATAATAGAGCTCGCCGCTCTCATCCCGGTCGACTTCGACATTTTCCGGCAAAAGCGGATACAGCCCCAGCACCGTGTTCTTGCCATCCCGGACGATCTGTGCGTAGGCGTTGCCCCAGAGAAGCAGGTGAGTCATCAGCGTTTCCCAGAAGACAAAGGATGTCATCTCTGGGTTGGGCTGGCGATACAGAATCTTGTACAACGGATGATCCCGCGCCTTTTCCTTGTTGCCGTTATCGTCTGTCACCCGGTACAGATGCAGCGGCAGTGCCGCAATGGACTCCGCCAGCAGACGGACACAGGCATACACAGTCGGGATCTGCATGGCGGCTTTCTCATCCACCTGCTCCCCGGCATTGGAACGGCCAAACACAAAGGTCTGCCCGGAATCGCGGACATTATCCGTGACCTGCGGCAGACCTTCTTTCGGCTGTTCTGTTTTGGGAGAATCCCTTGGATTCTCAAATCCCATCCATTCCCAGAATCCCATTAGGCATTATCTCCCTTCTCCAGTTCCGGCAGACCGGCAAGGCTGGTACCGAGCGAAGCAACACCCGCCACGATAGCAGCACTGCCGATTGCCACCCAGTCCACACTGCCGCCGGGAAGCTGTGTCACGACCAGAGCCGCGCCGGTCTGACACATGGTCTTCACGGCTCGGATGCCGGCTGCTTTCCACCATTCTGCACTCATCAGATACTTCATAGCTTTTTCCTCCAAATCTTCCTATCAAAAAACAATCATGTCACGCTCATCGTAGACGCTTCCCTGCTGTTGTCCTTCGTTTCGGATGCAGCGGTCCAGTGCCATGATCGCAGCGACGATGCCATCGATCTTCTCCGGCGACTTTGCCTTGGTCGGCTTGATGTTGCCAGCCGGGTCGGTGTCCACGACCACATTGCCAGCCATCCATGCCATGACCGGGTTGCCGCCGTGAACGATGTTACCTTCCATCAGGAGCTTGTAGAACTCCTTGGTAGGAGGGCTCATGTCTTTGAAGCCCTGACCGAAAGGCACAACCGTGAAGCCCATTCCTTCAAGGTTCTGGGTCATCTGCACTGCTCCCCATCGGTCAAAGGCAATCTCCAGAATATGATAGGTCTTGCCCAGTTCCTCGATGACCTTCTCGATGAAACCGTAATGGATGACATTTCCCTCGGTCGCCATTAGGTAGCCCTGCTGATACCAGACATCATACGGAACGGATGCCCTGCGCACACGCTGGGGGATCGTATCCTCCGGAATCCAGAAGAACGGAAGCATGATGTACTTCTCTTCCGGCGTTCTGGGCGGGAACATCAGCACAAAAGCCGTGATGTCTCCGGTGCTGGACAAGTCCAGACCACCATAACACTCACGGCCTTTGAGGGCTTCCATATCGATTGTCTGGTTACCAAGGTTATAAATGTGTTCCGGGATAAACCGGGTCAGCGAGGACACCCACATGTTCAAACGAAGCTGCTTGAACACATTCTCCTCTGCCGGGTTATCCAATGCTTCCTGGTACGCATCCCGGACACGCTGGATCTGAATGGTCTGTCCCAGCGATGGGTTTGCCTTGTACCAGTTGGCTTCATCATGCCAGTCATCCTCATCGGTCAGGCCATAGACCACGGGATAAAAAGTGTGGTCAATCTTGCGGCCGTTCAACAGGTCGAGAGCCTTCATGTGCAGTTCGTAGCAGATGCTCTCCTTATCCGTGCCGGCCGTGGTGATCAGGAAGAACAGCGGCTGTTCACGGGCATCACCGGAACCTTTGGTAAGGACATCGTAGAGTTTTCGGTTTGGCTGAGCGTGTACCTCATCCAGCACCAGACCCGACACATTCAAGCCGTGCTTTGTGCCAACTTCAGCAGACAGAACTTGGTAAAATCCCGCATTGCCATAGTTCACAATGCGCTTGGTGGCTGCCATGATCTTGCACCGTTTCAGAAGTGCTGGAGTCATCTGCACCATCTGGTGGGCAACATCGAAAACGATGGATGCCTGCTGACGGTCGGCGGCTGCACCGTACACTTCGGCAGAGGGTTCGTTATCGGCAAAAAGCAGATACAGAGCCACCGCAGCGGCAAGCTCCGACTTGCCGTTCTTCTTGCCGATTTCGACATAAGCCGTGCGGAACTGACGGTTCCCACGCTCATCTACAATGCCGAACACATCCCGGACGATCTGCTCCTGCCAGGGAAGCAGCCAGAACCGCTTGCCCGCCCACTTGCCTTTGGTATGTCGCAGGTTCTCGATAAAAGTCACCGCCCGGTCTGCTTTGGCTGCATCGTAGTGGCAGGTCGGAAGCATGAACAGGCTGGGCGTATAGTCTTTCAGTTTCGGATAATTTTTAGGTCTTGTTTCTGCCACTGTCACACCGCCTCTCTTGCCAGATTGCATCCCTGTTCGTTTTTCTCAGGGAAATTTAGTGTTGCAAACTCACCGAAGAACTTTCTTGCTGCTTTGTCATAAGCCCCTGCTGCTTCCTCAGCTGTGGCATATGCCCCAAGATAA